GGCCGCGCGCAAGGAGCGCACCGGCACGGCCCTCGACGACCCCATTCCGTTCTGAGGGGGCGCGCGATGATCGACCTGAACGAAGACACCGCGTCCTGCAGCTGGAAACCTCTGCTCGAGACGGCCACCGAGAACGCTGTCACCGACTTCGAGATCGAGTTCTGCGACAGCCTCCGCGAGAAGCTCGCGCGGTTCGGAGAGAGCGCCCGGCTGACGGACGCGCAGTTCCACAAGCTGACCTGCATCGCGCAGGCCGGCGGGTTCTGGGAGCGCGAGCGATGATCGACCTCAACCATGGCTCGGGCTGCCTCTACGGCGCCGGCGCGCCACGCCCGCCCATCGCCGAAGCCGTCTCCGCCGCCATCGACACGGCGCTATCCGCGCGCCACCGCGCCGAGCGTCCGCGGACCTATGTCAGTTCCTCGGGTCTCGGCCGCGACTGCCTGCGCCAGATCCAGTACGACTTCCTCGCGGTGCCCAAGGACGAGGGCCAGGAGTTCGCGCCGCGCACGCTGCGCATCTTCGAGGCGGGCCATCGGGCCGAGGACATCGTTGCGGGCTGGTTCCGGATCGCCGGTTTCGAGCTGCGGACCGAGCGCCCGGACGGCCGCCAGTTCGGGTTCGAAGCCCTCGGCGGGCGCTTCAAGGGCCATATCGATGGCTGCTTCGTCTCGGGCCCGGTCGCAATGGACTATCCCGCGCTCTGGGAGAACAAGGCGCTCGGGGCGGCCAGCTGGAAGGACGTGGTCAAGCGCGGCGTCAGCCTCGCGCGCCCCGTATACGCCGCCCAGATCGCGCTCTATCAGGCCTACATGGAGCTGCCGGCCCCGGCGCTCTTCACCGCATTGAACCGCGACACGATGGAGCTGTACGCCGAACTCGTGCCGTTCGACGCGCATCTCGCGCAGGAAATGTCGGATCGCGCCGTCGCCGTGGTGCGAGCCTCCGAGGCCGGGGAATGGCTGCCGCGCGCCGCCGCAGAGCCCACGGCCGTCCTCTGCCGCGGCGGCATGGCGGCCGGCAAGTGGCATGCGCCGTGCGCATGGGCGGGTCGGTGCTGGGGTGAGCGGCCATGACCGAATTCACCCCATCCGCCACGCAGGCCGCCGCGATCCGCGAGATCAAGGAGTGGTTCGAAACCCGCACGGAGCAGCAGCAAGTGTTCCGCCTGTTCGGCTATGCCGGGTCCGGCAAGACCACCGTGCTGAAGTTCGCGCTCGACGAACTCGGCCTCTCGCCCCACCGAAGCGCGAAGGACGGCCGGTGCGTGCCCGGCGTCGTTACCGCCACCTTCACCGGCAAGGCCGCGTTGGTGCTGACCCGCAAGGGTACGCCCGCGCGCACCATTCACAGCCTGATCTACTCGGTGATCGAGTCGACCGAGGAGGAAATCGAGGAGGCTGCCCGGAAGATCGCGGTGGCCGAACGCGACGCGCTTCGCCTCACTGGGTTCGCGCGCACCACGGCCGACGCCGCGATCGAGGCGATGCGCCAGGGGCTCTCGGCGATGAAACACCCGCGCTTCGCGCTCAACCCGCAGAGCGACGCGGCCGATGCAAGGTTGATCGTGCTCGACGAGGTCTCGATGGTGGGCGAGGAGATGGCGCGCGACCTGATGAGCTTCGGCAAGCCGATCCTCGTGCTCGGCGATCCCGGCCAGCTGCCGCCGATCCGGGGCGAAGGCGCCTTCACCCGAGACAAGCCGGACGTGATGCTGACCGAGATCCACCGCCAGGCGGCCGAGAGCGCGATCATCCGCCTCGCCACCATGGCGCGCGAGGGCCGGCCCATCGGCTTCGGCGTCTACGACGATCATGTCGCCAAGCTCCGCAAGGGCGACATTACGCCGGAACAGGCGCTGCGCGGCGGCCAGCTGATCTGCGGGCTGAACGCCACGCGGCTGCAGATCAACAACGCCATGCGTGCTGCGGCCGGTCTCGGCGGGACCTGGCTGCCCACGGGGCCGGCCGAGAAGATCATCTGCCTGAAGAACCAGAACGATCTGGGGCTGATCAACGGCATGTTCGTGACGCTCGAGGACATCGTCGACGAGGGCAGCCTCTACTTCTCCGCCGTCGTCCATGACGAGGACGGGCGCCACATCGGTGAGCCCGATCGGGACGGGCGCCCGGGCCGGCTGCGCATCTACAAGGGGCATTTCGAGGACCACGTTGCCTACGACGACAAGCGCCATGACCGCGACTACAAGGAGAAGCGCCTGCTGACCGAGGCGACCTTCGGCTGGGCGATCACCGCTCACAAGGCGCAGGGCTCGCAGTGGGAGAATGTGATCGTCTGGGACGACGGGCTGGGTCGCAGCGAGATTGATCGGCGCCGCTGGCTCTACACCGCGATCACCCGGGCCGAACGCGGTCTCGTGCTGCTGGCCTGAGGGGCGCGATGATCGATCTCAACGACATCGCGGCCCCGAAGACCCGGCACAATCTCGCGGCGGTGAAGGAGCGGCTCGCCTGCACGGCCGCCGACTGGCTGCCGGGGCTGTTCCCCGAGGCCAGGCTGGCGCGCGACCGTCGCAGCCTTCGCTGCGCGGACCTCTCCGGGCGCCCGCCACGCAAGGAGGGCTCCTGCACCATCCATCTCGACGGGCCCTATGCAGGCTGGGGCTTCGACTACGCCACCGGCGAGCGGGCCGGTCCCATCGACCTGATCGCGCAGGCGACCGGCCTCTGCGACGGCGCGCTCTTCGACGAGGCGGCGCGGCTTGCGGGGATGGACCATCCGGCGCCGCGGTCAGCGCCGTCGTCGACCATGCGCGCACGCCCGGACCATTCGGCCGAGATCGCGCGGCTGGTCGGCGGGGCCGTGCCGATCGCGGGTACGCCTGGCGAGACCTATCTGCGCGCCCGCGGACTGTTGGATCTTAGTTCGCCCGATCTGCTGTTCCATCCCGATCTTCCGGACTTCGACAGCTGCCGCGGCTGGCCCGGCCTCATCGCGATCCTGCGGCTGCCGGACGGGGAGCGCGCGCCGGGCATCCACCGCACCTTCCTGCTCGACGACGGCAGCGCCAAGGCGCCCCCGGGCAAGAAGATGCTCGGCAGCGTGAAGGATGCCGTGGTCCGGCTCTTCCCGATGCCGGAGGACGGACACATCGGCATCGCCGAGGGGATCGAGACGGCGCTCGCCGCCCACGCGCTCTTCGGCACACCGGTCTGGGCGGCGCTGTCGGCCGACGGTCTGGCGCGGTTCCAGTGGCCCGAGGGCACCCGGCGCGTCACCATCTACGCTGATGCCGGGGACGCAGGCCGCCAGGCGGCCGCGACGTTGTCGGACCGCCTGAACCGGGCCGACATCCCGAACGAAATCGTTGCGCCGCTGCATGGCGACGACTTCAACGACGATCTGCTGCGCGGGACGCGCGCGGAGGATTACGCGCTCGCGGCAGAGACCACTGCCGACCCGCAGACCGGGGATCCAGTCGAGCCAGAGACGGCCACGCCCATAGTTGCCTCCACCGACGACCCCGCCACCCTGATCGCCGCGGCCGAGGCGCTGACCAATCCGCCCGAGTTCGAAGCCCTGTCCACGCTGCTCGGGCGCATCGCGCTGGCAAAGCTCGACCCGCTGCCCGAACGGCAGGTCATCGCACGGATCAAGTCCGCGACCGGCATCGGTATGTCGGTCCTGACCCAACAACTGGCCGAGCTTCGCCGCCGCGTGAACGCCACCGGCGATCCGCACGCGCCGATCCCGAAGCCCGCCTGGTTCAGGCGCCTTCGGCTCGATCTGGCCGGCACGCCCGAGCGCAACGAGGCCAATGTCATCGTGGCGCTGACCTCCGATCCGGCCTTCGCCGGTGTGCTGGCCTTCGACGAGTTCGGGCAGGAGATCGTGGTCCGCCAACCGCTGCCGTGGGATTGTGCAGCTGTGTCCCTCCCGCGCCCCTGGGAGGACGCCGACGACATCCGCACCGCCGAATGGCTGCAGCTGCGCGGCATCAACGTGGCGCCGGTGGTCGTGAGCCGCGCCGTCGGCGCCGTCGCCCGCGAGCTGCGCATCCATCCCGTCCGAGACTGGCTCGACACCCTGACATGGGACGGCACGCCCCGGATCGAGACCTGGACCAGCGCCTATCTCGGCGCCGAGCCCACGGCGTTCCATCACACCATCGGCGCGCTCTGGCTGATCTCGGCCGTCGCCCGCATCTACCGCCCCGGCGTGAAAGCCGACCACATGCTGATCCTCGAGGGGCCGCAGGGCGCGCGCAAATCCACGGCGATCAAGGTGCTCGCTGGTGAGGAGTGGTTCACCGACGAGCTGCCGGAACTCGGGTCGAAGGACGCGGCCCTGCACATGCAGGGCGTCTGGATCGTGGAAATCGCCGAACTCGACGCCATTGGTCGCGCCGAGGTCTCGCGCATCAAGGCTTTCCTGACCCGCACCACCGACCGCTTCCGCCCGCCCTATGGCCGCTACACGGTCGAGGTGCCGCGCCAGTGCGTGTTCGCCGGCACCGTGAACCCCGACACCTACCTGCGCGACGAGACCGGCAACCGTCGGTTCTGGCCGCTCCGCTGCGGGACCATCGATATCGCGGCGCTCGCGCGCGACCGGCACCAGCTCTGGGCCGAGGCCGCCCACCGCTTCCGCGCCGGTGCAATCTGGTGGATCGACGATCCGGCGCTTCTGGAGGAAGCCCGCGAGGAACAGGACCGCCGCTACCAGTCCGACGCCTGGGACGACCTGATCGAGCACTGGCTGAGCCACGAGATCCGCACCGTTTCCGATGGCTTCCCCGATTACGGCAACTCCCGCACCGAGAGCGTTCCGCGCCCGGAGCCGCTGAAGGACGTATCGGTTGGCGAGATCCTCGAGGAGGCGATAGGGCTCGAGCCTGCCCGCTGGACCAGACGCGATCAGACCCGTGTCGCGGCGTATCTGAAGGCGAATGGCTGGAAACGGGAACAAGTGCGGATTGGGTCAGGCCGTAACGCGCCTAGAGTGTGGCGATATCGCCGGCGCTTGGAAGATGAGTGCTAGGCCTTGAGCCTACCCTCCGGCGACTTGCGTCGAAAAGAGGTCTGGTGTGTCGGCATCTCGCTTTCGCGAAAGTCGCTCGCCCAAGTGGAGGCAGGGATGCTTGATCCTTGAGAGTCCTTTTCGCCCCTCGAAATGGGCGCTCCCGCCGTTGGGCATCCGCACCGTGATGACTTCGGCACCGCACACAGGGCATTGGTGACGAAGGCTCCGACGCTTCTTCTCGTCTGGCGAATGCTGCAACACCCAGCTTGCCCGGACTTCAGTGGTCCTGCCGTTCGACAGCCGCCGCGAATGTGA